TATATTCAGATGTAAGTGACCTTGACTTTACCTCACTATATCCTTCAATTATCAAATCATTGAATTTAGGTGTCGAAACATTGGTAGGTAGAATTGTTACAAAGAACAACTATGAACAGTACAATTCACTTGAGCAATTAAAGAAACTTGATCCGGAAGAAAAACTACACATACAAAAGCTAGTTAAATCCACTTACGCTTTAAAAGATGCTACAATAGCAGCAGGTGCCTTGATTCGTCTAATCGAAGATAATAATTGGACTATTTCAGCCAGTGGAGCGTTCTATAGAACAGATCAAAAGAGTATTGCTTGTGAGGTACTAGAGGATTGGTTTGATAAACGAGAGCACTATAGAGCACTTAAGAAAACAGCAGGTAAAGAAGAAGATTGGGTAAACTATAAGTTATATGACTTGTATCAAATGGGATTCAAAATCCTTCAAAATGCATTATACGGTACATATGCAATTAACTCATGGCGTTTTACAGATGGATTCAAAATATGTTCTGCTGCCATTACAAATAGTGGTCAGAGATTGGTTAAAGCTAGTATTGATGGTATAAATGATATGATAGACGAATATCTAGAAATGGATATAGAAGAACTTAAAAGTGTTTTTGATCTTTGACCGGTACCTGTTATCTTTGACCATAGTTGGTAATATGTATAATAAAACAACTATGATAGCTATATATTATTTAGAAAACAAAGATGGAATATTTTATGTGGGGTATACAAAAGATATCAAACATAGAATAACTGAACATAGACAAAGATATGGAATTGAAACTGAAATGTTCATTTTAGAATATGTTATCCCAAATGAGAAAAAATACTGGGAATGCTACTGGATAGAGCAATTTAAACAGTGGGGCTTTAATTTAAAAAATAAAAATAATGGAGGTGGTGGACCTTCAAATCAATCACCCGAAGCAAAAGAAAAATATAAAAATTGGAGAAAAGGTAAAACACCTATGCTAGGAAAAAAACAATCTCAACTCACACGAGATAGAAAAAGTAAAGCCCTTAAAGGCAGACCCAAACCAGAAGGATTTGGAGATATGATGCGTGAAGTTAGAAAAGGTGTACCTAAACCAGAAGGGACCGGGGTAAAAATAGCTGAAAAACTTAGAGGTAAACCATCTAAAAAGGCAAAAATAGTACAACAATTTGATTTAAGTGGTAATTTTATAACAGAATACCCAAATACTATGGTAGCTGCTGAAAAAACAGGAAGTAATAGTTCTACAATTTCAAAAGTATGTAGAGGTATTTTCTCTCAAACTAATGGTTTTCTTTGGAAATACAAATAAACCTTTGTATATTAAGACACTAATTAGAAAATAAATTTAAACCAGAATAAGATGAATAGGATACCAAGAAAACTTAAAAAGCAACATAAGAAATTTTGGCTACAAAAATACCAAAGAAACTATAAGATTAAGAAAAATTCAATTTATTACAACACCGAATATAAAACGTGGTGGTGCATGGCATGTGCACAAAATATAGCAGAAATTATTTATATTAACCTTTAATTAGAGTAAACTTTACTTTTTTTTAATATATTTATAAACAAAATATAAAACATGGATAATTTTGATTTAAAAAAATACTTATCTGAAAATAAATTAACCTCAGAAGAAGACAACAAAACACAAAAAGGAATATTAGGTAGATTAATAGATAAATTCAAAGCAAAAAGCCCATGCCATAATGCTCCAATGGACGCTGAATATAATGGTGAATATGATAAAAATATTTATACATGTCCTGTATGTGGAAAAGAATATATCTAAAACCTTAATAAACTCTTATAGAAAAGCTTGTCTCCCGACAGGCTTTTTCTTATCTTAAGTGTTATGGAAATAAAAATTAATCATGTTATTGCAAGTGACACAGATAGTGCCTACTTTACCCTTACCAAACTTCTCCAAAAACTATACCCAGATTCAGATTCTTGGCCAAGAGAAAAACGTATAGAAGCTCTACTTAAGATTACAGATAAAATCCAAGAAAAGGCCAACACCAACCTCAATAACATATCTAGTGAATTTTTCAACATACAATCCAAACACCACTTTGTGCTCAAACAAGAGGTAATCGCTGAAAAAGCGTATTGGTCTGGTAAACGCCGTTATGCAATGTATATTGTAAACAAAGAAGGTGTTGAAATCGAGGAACTAGAGATGAAAGGATTAGACATTATGAAATCCAATTTCCCACCTCTATTCAGAAACTTTGGAGAAAACCTGATCAAAAATATCCTATTTGGTAAACCTAAAACCGAAATAGATAAAGACGTAATGGAGTTTAAACAAATGGTAGGTGAAATTGAATGGATCAAGCTATTGAAACCAACTGGATTAAAGAAAATGGGTGAATATATTGAGCGTAGACCTATGGCAGGTGAATTATTTACCAAACTAAAATTAAAATGTCCGGTAAACACCAAAGCAGCTATTAGATACAACGATTTCTTAAAATACAAGAAACTCAATGTCAAGTACCCTGAATTTACAATTGGAGACAAAATGTATATAGCCAATCTAAAACCAAACCCATACCAGATTGATGCTATAGGATACAACGGCTACAATGATCCAGATGATATTACTGAATTGATCAACAAGTACATTGATAGGGATGGTTTATTTGATAGTGTAATGCGAAACAAATTAGAAACCGTATACAATGACATTGGTTGGGATTTTAATTTGAACCCATTTAAAGCGAAGTTCTTTACATTCAACTAGGATACTTAAAAAATATTTCATACATTTATAATATGGTAAATAAATTAGTTCTACAAAGCGTTATAAACAAATACTACTTGGGCGAAAACGAGTCCGTTAAGTGGAAAATCAAAGACAAAACCCTTACAATTGACTTTATGTCAATTTCTAAAGAGGTAATAGGTAAAATCACTCACAACAATATTGATATTGAGGATAGCGAATTAGCTATTTTCGATACCAAAAAACTATTGAACCTATTAGGTATCACTCAAGGTGAATTAATGTTTGAGTTAGAGAAAGGTAAATCGGTTTATACCAAAATGAAATTTGCTGATGCTTCATTTAACTTAACTTATGCCTTAGCTGATCCTTTACTAATTGGTAAAGTAGGTGCTGTAACAGAACCTGAATGGGATGCTGTACTTCCACTTGAGAAAGAAAATGTTGATAATCTAGTTAAAGCAAAATCCGCTTTAGCAGGTGTTGGTCTATTAACAGTATCTGTTGATAAAGACTTGAATGATGATGATATGTGTGTATTTACATTTGGAGATGAGCAAGGTCACAACAATAAGATTACATACCAAATGTATGGCCTAATCAAACAACAAAAATGTGAAATCCCATTCAATTCAGATATATTTAAAAACATATTTCAAGCCAATAAAGATCTAGAAAGTGGTACTCTATATTTAAGTTACCAAGGCCTAATGAAGCTTGAATTTAAATCAGAGGACACTACAAGCGAATACTATATGGTTCGTAAAGAAGAAAGTGCCTTCTAGTATGTATAATAGAATTAGGAAATTCAAATAAGTTTTCGTATATTATAGTTATAAATTTAAAATTAGTTATGGAAGAAACCAAACGACGCGGTCGTCCCGCTAGAGACGAGAATGACACACAATCCAATTTATGTACAATTAAGGATCCATCTATGGAACCATTTTATATTGTCAAAGATGCCTCAAACTTTACTGTTATGGAAAAATCCACCTCCACTAGAGGATTTGCAGGTAAAAAAGCAACAGGTAAAGAAACAGAAAAAGTATTAGGTTATTATACCTCATTCAAAAACGCGTTAAATCGTGTAGCCAAAGAAAAATTTTATGAAAACCAAGCAGAATATGATTCCATTCAGGGTTATATTGGTACTTGGAATACAGTTAAAGAAGGATTAGAAACAATGTTAAACAAAGTAGAGTTATGAGTAAATTAGAAGCATTATTTGATGCGGTAATCGTTAAACCGCTTGAATTAGAAGAAACCCAATTTGGTTCAATCTTTATCCCAGATGCTGGAAAAGATAGAAACGAGCAAGGAGAAGTAGTAGCAGTAGGTCCTGGGTCAGAATACGGAGGAATTGGATTTGTTCCAACCCAAGTAAAAGTAGGAGATATTGTAATTTTACCTACAATGGGATTCTCAAGATTGCAATTCAATGGAGATGAATACTATATTGGTAAAGAAAGAGAAATTTTAGCTAAAGTAAATAAAGAAGATAATGAGTAAGAGAATTGAATTTGGAGCAGATGCTCGAAAAAAATTAGTTAAAGGTATTGATACTTTAGCAGACGCTGTAGTAGCAACTTTAGGTCCAAACGGACGTAACGTTGTATACATTGAAAATGGAATGGTTGTTTCAACAAAAGATGGTGTATCTGTAGCAAAACAGATTGCTTCATTGGAAGATCCAATTGAGGATTTAGGTGCTCAAATGGTAAAACAAGCAGCTATCAAAACAGCTGATCATGCTGGAGATGGTACAACAACATCAACTTTATTAGCTCGTGAGTTAGTTAAAGGTGGTTTAGTTAAATTGAATGAAGGAGCAAATGCAGTTGAGATCAAACGTGGAATTGATGCAGGTGTAAAAGAAGTACTTAAAACACTTAAAGACAACTCTGAAAAAATTTCATCTGAAGAACAATTAGAACAAATTGCTACTATTTCAGCAAATAATGACCCAGAGGTAGGTAAATTGATCTCTCGTGCTATGGAAAAAGTAGGACGTGAAGGTGTAGTTTATATTGAGGAATCTAAAACAGACGAAACATATTTGGAAGTTGTAGAAGGTATTCAATTTGAACGTGGTTACAAATCCCCATATTTTGTTACCAACAATAACACAATGACAGCAGTCTTAAACGATTGTTACATCTTACTTGCAGACCATCGTTTTAACCCAGTTAAAGAATTGGTTCATATTTTGGAAGGAGTAGCTCAAAGTGGAAAATCTTTATTGATCATTGCAGAAGATATCGATGGTGAAGCATTAGCGGCACTTATTGTAAATAAAATGCGTGGTACACTTAAAGTATGTGCAGTTAAAGCACCTGACTTTGGTGAGCGTCGTAAATTAATCCTTGAAGATATCGCTATCTTAACTGGTGGTAAAGTATTTGACAAGGAAAAAGGAATGAAATTGGATAAATTTGATTTTGCTTGGTTAGGTAAAGCTCAAACAGTAACAGTTACTAAAGAAAAAACTACAATCGTTGATGGTGGTGGTGAAGAAGTAGCAATTACATCAAGAGCAGAAGAACTTACAGCACAAATCGAAAAAGCTTCTACACCATTTGAAGCAGAAAAATTGCAAGAACGTTTATCTAAATTTGTAGGTGGTGTTGCTTTAGTTCATGTAGGTGGAAGTACTGAAACTGAAATGAAAGAGAAAAAAGATCGTGTTGACGATGCTTTACATGCTACACAGTGTGCCTTAGAAGATGGTATCGTACCAGGTGGTGGTTCAGCTTTATTATATGCACGTGAAGGGATTACTTATTCAAAATCTGAATCAGATGATTTCAAATATGGTAAAAAATTAGTTTATAAAGCATGTGGTAAACCATTTGAAACTATTTTGCATAATGCAGGATATGATGAGCGTGATATGTACCCAATCAACATGCAAATTGGTAAAATGGATGGAGTATGGAGTGGTTACAACATCAAAACCGAAACCATCGTTGACATGAAAGAAGCAGGTATTATCGACCCACATAAAGTGACTAAAAATGCACTTATGAACGCTGCCTCAATCGCAGGAACAATTCTATTAACAGAATGTACAATCGTTGATAATCCAGAAGATAAAAAAGAATCTGGAATGGATCCGATGATGGGAATGATGTAATATGGAAACCCAAGAATTCAATGAATTAATCGCTAATAGACAAGCACCTGGTGATAACTGGGTGCTTGTTGGCGATAATACCAAAACAGTATATAATTCACTTACTAGTGTTTTAGAGGCATGGTTTGATAAAAATCAAGAAAAAGCAGAATTTCGTTTGTCTCCTTTAGACAGTAAACTTTATGTTATACGAACCGAAAATAAAAAACCGGAACCACCTAAGCGATACAACATCTACGGAGACTATTAATATGTATAATAAAGTACTTTAAATGAAATTAACAGATATATTACGCGAAATCGAAGGCGACGAAGATGGAATGAAACAAATGAAGGTTAACTACGACCTTGCTGTTCAACCAACCGATGTAAACGCGGCACTTGATGCTTTGAACGATACCGCTAATTACGGTATTTACGCACAGAATATGCGTGACCCTAAAGCAATTGTAAAAGCATTTGGACCATCAATTCCTGCTCAAAAAGCTGGAGCTGCTTGGAAAGATTGGGATTCCCGTTCAGAAGACGAAAAAGCATTCAAGATAATTGATATCAAAAATAGAGTACCTGAAGCATGGGCTGCAACTGAAAAAGAAGCAGAATCAGGCTATGAAAAATGGCAAGCAGAAGGAAACGATGGTAGCCTAAACGACTATTTATTTACACTCCCAGGCAAATCACTTCCAAAAAGCTTAGTTGGTACATACGGAAAAAATTACTACCCAATGAAAACCCCAGACAATTTGAAAAAATATGGTGGTAAATTGGAACAAGATGTTCACTATGTAGTAAAAGATGGTAAAATCATTTTCCCTTCAACACTTGAAAATCCATATAAAACAAAACCATACTTATCTAAAGTATTAAAAACAATCATGGATAATGCAGGGGTTGAATATACTTTAGTAGATGTTGAACAAGATGGAGGTGAAGCACCAAAAACTGTAGAAAAACCAAAAGCAGAAACAGTACCACCATTGTCTGTAACAGCTGACAGTTTAGATAAAATTGATAAAATCCGTAAAACATTCCAAAAAGAAATTGGAGATGTTCCAACAGCAAAATACGAAACGGAATCATCAAAAACAGAAGATGGAATTCAATACAAACTGATTGTAACAGGTATTTCAAAAGACCAAAGACAAAAACTTTTAGTGAAAAAAGCTACATTGAAAGAGGAAATGGATTTTGACCTTGATTTATACCGAATGAGAAAACTAGCAGGACTATGAAACCAGAACAATTAAAAGAAGCTATTTTTGATATGTTTAGAAAGTCTAAAGAGACACCTAAACCACAATATAAAAGAATTGATTCTATGTTAGGTGGAAAAATGAACCTAACGGCTGATGATTTTGCTCAATTAGATCCTAGTTCAGATCCTTATAAACTTAAAGTTGCTTTTGAAACAGCATATCTTAGAGGAAATACAGACAGTAGAGCTAGCCTAAAAACATTACTTGATATAGCACCATACAATGAAATGAAGGATATGGTTGATCTAATAGATAATGCTAAAGGAAATGCAAATACAAATCCCAATAGACAATTTGGAGCTTCAAACCAACCTACAGTTAGAAGAAGTGGTGGTGGTTTATTTGAAGAAAAATTGCGTACGCAAATGCTAGCTGGTATCATTACTGAAAGTGAATATAAAGCTAAATTAGATGAAGCTGAAGGTAAGGATCTTTACAAAACAGCAGGTCAAATGATTTCCCAAGTTGGTTTATTTACCCAAGAACTTGCAGATAAGTTAGAAGCAGAAGATAGAGGAAATTTATATCGCTTCTTTGACACACCCGAAGAAAAAGCAGAATTAATTAAAATTTCTGAAGGGTATAAAGACTATCTAGCTAAAGTAAAAGCAATGATGGATGAGTTGATGAGCGATCCCATGTACCAAGTTGCAGTAGGTGATGCTGGAAGAGACAATGCATTGGAAAAAGCTTATTATAGAGCAAAAAATATTTAAATGAAGAGCTTGCCTAGTGCAAGCTTTTTTTGTATATTAAGGTTATGAAAGAAAATACGTTATATGTAGAACGTTTTCGCCCTACTGAACTACAATATTATGTAGGTAATGAAAACGTCAAAGAAACAATACAAAAGTACCTAGACCAAGGTGATATCCAAAACTTTATCTTCTATGGTCCTGCAGGTACAGGTAAAACTACCCTAGCTAAAATTATTGTTAAAAATCTAGATTGCGATTATCTTTATATAAACGCATCTGATGAAAATGGAATTGATACTATTCGAGAGAAAGTAAAAGGATTCGCTAGTGCTGCATCTTGGAAAGGTATCAAAGTAGTCATCCTAGATGAAGCCGATTTCATCACTATTCAGGGACAAGCCGCTTTACGAAACGTAATCGAGACATTCTCTCGCTCAACACGTTTTATCTTAACTTGTAACTTTGTAGAGCGAATTATTGACCCACTTCAATCACGTTGCCAGGTACTTAAAATTGTTCCACCAACAAAAATGGATGTGTACAACCATTTAACTTGGATATTAGCTGACCAATTAAGCTTATCATATCAACCTGAAGATATTAAGTCATTGATTTTAAAATACTATCCTGATATGCGTAAAATGTTAAACGTTTTACAAATGTCTGTAAAGGATGATGCTGTTATACTTGATGAAACAGTTTTAACCTCAAACAGCTATATCAAAGATGTATTGAAAGAGTTGATGGGTAGTAAAAAATGGCTTACTATTAGACAAATTATAGCAGATTCAAACGTTAAGGATTTTGAGGAACTATATCGTTCACTATTTGAATATAGTCCAAAATATGCTCCTGGTAAGGAAGGATCTGTAGCAATTATTTTAAACGAGCATTTGTATCAAGCAAATTTCCGAATAGATAAAGAAATTAATGTGATGAGTGCAATTGCTAAAATTATAGAAGCAATATGAAACATTTCTTTAAATACAGTTTATCTTGGGTATCCCAAAATTTAGCCGTACCTTTCTGGACAATAGGACATATTCACCTAATGACAACAATTTATGCTGATATACATGAAATAGTAATGTCACTTGGAATGAATATAATAGTAGCAGCAGGATTTATATCTGATTTTATAGAATATAAAAAAGAAAAAACAAATAAATAATATAATATGAACCAACAACCAAAAATGAACATTGACTTCAAAAACAGTACTTCAGTAGAAGGATTTGATGGAGGTAAATTATTCGGACAAGCAGTAGTAATCCGTAAAATTTCTAAATTCTTAGTAGGAGCAGATGAAGATGCTTTAGTTCCAATCCCCGTATTTTATGATTTAGAATCGAAAAAAATCTTAGTAGATTCTATCCCACCTGAATTAAGAGAAGAATATAAAGATATTACTTTAGATGTCTAAGAAACAGATAAAAGATATTTGGGGGTGGTTGAATGAAATCACCCTTTATAAAACTCCCCTCGAAAATATTTCGGAAGATTCGTGGGAAAAATGGAACTCTTACATGATACATCGATATGTATCTATGAATATAGCTTATGTTGAATTGGCAAATTATGTTCAAACTCTACCTTACGAGAACAAACAACAAACATATCAAATTTATAGAGAGATGATTCCGAAAACAAAAGTATTCTTGAAGTATATTAAGTCAAGAAACAAAAAACAACCTGCAACGTTAGTAGAGTACGTAGCGAAATATTTTGAATGCGGTTTAGGTGAAGCCGAAGAATACATTGACATTTTAAGAGTATACGGTTTACGAGATATTCTTTGGAAAATGGGTGTTGATGAGAAAGAAACAGAAAAGCTATTAAAACAATGACAAGAAACACAGATGTCGGAAGACCAAAATTTGAATCACTACTTACTCGAACGATTAAAAGAACCGATTCTATTGTAGATTCTATTATAGACCAATTTGTTGATAGAGCAGCATTTGGAAAACAAAAATACAATACAGATTTAGATCGTGAAGATTTATCTATTTTAGAATGGATTGAACATGCTAAACAAGAGCATATGGATGCTATATTGTATTTAGAGAAATTGAAAAAAACCGTAGAAATAAAAGGTTTATAATATTTATAATAAAATACACAAAATGGATAAAGAAACTTTACGTATGCAAATGTTAGCAGGTGTAATCACTGAAAGTGAATATACAGCTGTTATCAATAAAGAAATTTTAGAAGAAGATAAATCATCTTTAAACGAATCAATGATCGGAGGAATTGTTGGAATTGGAGCAATTAACCAAATCCCACCTCGTGAAAAAACAGATTATGAAATGGCTTTTGAACATTTCTTAGGTGAGCGTTATGAAATAAAACCAAACAGAGAAAGAGACGATATCAAAGATATTAATGAAGCTGATGATGCTGCTGCTGTAGGTGAAAAAGTTGAAGCTGCTGTAGAAGACAAATTAGAATCAACCGTTGATAACTTATCTGACGAACAAAAAGATCAATTAAGAGCTGAATTAGCTAAAGCAGGTATTACTGCAAGCTCAAGAATTGAAGATGTAGCAGGTAAACTTGACGAATCCTTAACTGAAGTTGAAGGTGATACTAAAGCAAAAGTAGCTAGTGCTTTAAGTGATATAGGTGGTGGATTAATGAAATCCCTTCTTGTCCCAATTATCCCAGTAGCTATTGGAAGTATGGGTCCTGGTGTGGCAGCTGGATTTGTAATTACTGCTGGTGTTGCCGGTGGATTGATCGCTTTAGCTAAATTACTAGGTGCAGAAAAATCAATGGAAGAAGGTAAAGAAGTAGAAGAACCAACTAACTACTAATATGAATCCAAAAGACATAATTACAGTAGACGTTCCTCTATTTATTCGTTTACTCGAATATGCTAGAGAAGATTCTCAAACAGACATGGACTTACATGATGTAGCTGAAAAAATCATCTCATTATCTACTTCAGGTAAAACATTAACGATGGATGATTACAGTTCAATAATTGGGTCTCAAGAAAATATTGATGAAATTAGATCATGGCAAATTAGAGCCGGTATCATTAAATAATATTTAGGACCGTTACAAAAACTGTAACGGCGAAACCTCCAACGTCGCTATCGTGGAGGTTTCTTTTTCCTTGGAAATTTAAAATAAGTTTTGTACATTTAGTTAATGAAAAAGAAGTTACCTTCCCTGATAAAAGAGATAAAAAGTAAACAATTACCTCAAATTGATTTTGCATCCCAAAAACTTGTGTCATATTCACAGTTATCTATGTTTAATGAGTGTCCTAAAAAATGGTCACTACAATATAGAGAAGGACATAAACAATTCACCTCATCTATTCATACTGTTTTTGGAACTGCATTGCATGAAGTAGTACAAGCATATTTAACTACAATGTATGAGAAAAGTGGAGCCGAAGCAGATCGCTTAAATACTTCAGAGATGCTTCAAGATGCATTACGTGAGGAATATAAAAAACAATATAAAGCAAACAAAAATCAACATTTCTTAAAACCTGAAGAATTAAGAGATTTTTATGATGATGGAGTATCCATTATTAGAGAGTTATCTAAAGATAGAGGTAAGTACTTCTCTAAACGCGGTTGGCATTTAGTTGGAGTTGAATTACCCCTATCTTTACATCCCCACCCTAAATTATATAATGTATTGTTTCAAGGGTATCTTGATATAGTAATGTATCATGAACCAACTAATACAATCAAGATTATAGATATTAAAACTAGCAAATCAGGTTGGACTAAAAGAGAAAAATCTGATGAACAAAAACAATTCCAACTTATTCTTTATAAAAAATATTTTTCTGAAATATACAACCACCCAATAGAGAATATAGACATAGAGTTTTTAATTGTAAAACGTAAATTATATGAAAGTAAAGACTTTATAATAAAACGTGTACAATTATATAAACCTGCATCAGGTAAAGTAAAACTAAATAAAGTATCTAAGTCAATTGAATCATTTGTAGAACAAGCATTTGATCGAAATGGTTATAAAGATGTTGACCATCAACCAACCCCCAACGATAAATGTAAATGGTGTCCTTTTCATAAAACTCATTTATGTTCTGCGACTTACTAAATTCCCTTATATATGTATATTATATAAATAAATAAAAATATATTATGAGTGAAAAAAACCAACAATTAACATCTGTTAAATTAGATAAAGATCTATTTGAACAGTTTAAAGTGGAGTGTATAAAACGTAAATTTAGCTTCCAAAAATTATCTGAACGAGCAGTTCATCTTTATTTAACAAACGAAGATTTTAGAAAACAAGTTCACAATCACAGTGATTTAAGTTTGGAAACCGAGGATTAATTTCCTACATTTATTAAAAATTAAAATAGTTATATGAATTCAAGTTTTAAGTATCTGCCTCAAAATGAGAGGAAAAAAATCATGCTAATTTGTGACGATTTACGAGTACACTCAGGTGTAGCTACAGTAGCACGTGAATTAGTTTTAAACACAGCCCAACATTTTAATTGGGTAAATATTGCAGGTGCAATTAATCACCCTGAAAAAGGTAAACGATTTGATTTAAGTGGAGACACAAACAACAATACAGGATTAAATGATGCCTCTATATTCTTATACCCTGTAGATGGATATGGTGATGCTGATTTAATCAGACAATTAATTGATCTAGAAAAACCAGATGCAATTATGTTAATTACTGACCCAAGGTATTTTGAGTGGTTATTTCAAATTGAAAATGAGATTAGAAAACACATCCCAATCATT